CATGAAATCATTTGTAACCCCAACAGAAATATTAAAGTTATGAATATCCCCTTCAACGGATTTACAAGTAATAAATTCTAAAATATCAGGATGATGGATGTCCATAACCGCCATGTTCGCACCATCACGTTTTCCCCCCTGAGTAATCATAGACGATACTCGTGATAATGTTTTAAGAACTTCTATAGGCCCACACGAAATACCGTGTGTGGTTTTAATCTGGTCTCCTTTGGGACGTAGGTTAGATAAAGCAAATCCTGTACCACCCCCAAATTTCTGAACCATTGCTGTATCATGTGCAGCTTTCATTATCCCTTCCATACTATCTTCGAGAGGTAGAACAAAACACGCAGACAGGGTACCTTGTTTAGTTCCAGCATTCATTAATGTTGGGGAATTAGGGATAAAATCTAAATTAGACATAATGGTATAAAACTCATTAGAGGTGAGTTGAACATCAATATCTAATTTACCGTATTGCTTTTCAACGGCAGCAATCGCATCCGCAACACGGCGAAACATCGCAGGGGCATCTTCTACTATTTCATTAGAATCGTCCTTTAAAAAATATCTTTTCTTGGCGACTATCTCAGCTTGTGAACTCAGGGTAATGGGTATGGTTCCGATAGTATCCGTTAGTGTCATAGTTGTTGCCATTTATTTCTCCTACCCTCTGTATCCACAGTATAAACATAATTTACGTTCCATTACCCAAAAACTTGGCTGGCATACCCCCTCGGAACAACCGGGGTTAAGATGCTCTTCTGATTCTTCTACCGGGTTAACGCTTTTATAGTTTAGCATTTTATCTAACCGTTCCGCAACCCCTTTGTCTATACCGTCTTTTCCTGCCCTACCTTCAGGGGTCTCTCCGGGTGCTACCGCCTCAATCCAATCGGAGGTGCTTCCTAGAGTTTCATACTTAAAAATTGTAGTTTCCCAAGCAGCTTGTACAGCCATGGCAATAGAAAAGAAAGCATCCCCATGACCCATCGGTGTCACGGGCGCTTTCAAATCATTATTTACAGAAATAATCTGTTGAGTTTGTCGTTCATCTTTTAACAGTCTCAGTTTATCGCCATGAACATATTGTTCCATGATCTGCGACATTGTGTGTTTACTTTTAAGAGTAAACGACATAGGATGCCATACTTGGGCTAAACCACGATCTTCTAATTCTCCTCTTGTATTATCAATATACCCTTTTTCTAGCTGAAAGTTTTGTGAAACTTCGTTCAAAAACTGTATTTGATCAGAGTAATTCCAACCGTCTAACCACGTTTGATTTAATTGTCTCAATTCGTCACCTATCCGACTAAAAATTACAAGGTGGGAAGGGTGGCGCTTTTTCCCAACATCAAACCCCGCAAACAATTGCTCATTGGGTTGTCTCTCATATTTTGTATATGCGCTAAAATCTCGTAAATTTTCATCTTCACACTTTATAATATCTTCTCGATTAAAATAAGACTCCGTTTGAAATGCTGGTTGCAATAAAAATTCCGAGGCAAAAGATTTTGGGCGAGCTTTTTGCTGTGCTAACAACCATTCCTCAGAATATAAATCTGGCATAAGTACACGACGAGTTGGAGTAGGATCAAAGGCGGGAAGCACACGGGACATAAACCTATCATCTCTTTGCAACTTAGATAATAAATCGTCGGGTAACATGGGAGTCCCTAATACAATTACAGGGGCTTCTTGATTTGGGATAAACATAGTTTCGGTCATAAAGTGATCTTCGATTTTATTCATTTCTCCTAGTTGTAATGGGTTCTCTGGGTCTCGCAAAATATCATCAGCAATTAATGCTCCATTAACATGCATACCTCTTTTGAAAGAAAATAACCCACCATGTAAAATTTCAACAGGTTTATTATTTAACGTATATCGGAACTGGAATTCCGCGCGAGTGTTCCTAGCTGTTAACATATCCATTAAAATTGGATTGCGTTGTACAGCTTTGTTTATTTCTGATATATGGTACCGAGCCATAGTATCACTATACGATAGATATAAAATAGATGTATCTCGCTTCGCTTTCAGTAAACGCCATAAACTAAAGGCGTGTCCTAATAGGGTGCTTTTAAAATGAAAGCGTGGAAGTATCGCAACGTAATTCATGCGTTCCTCTACTGCCCTCTCCGCATCGTCGGCAATGACTCCAACGTGCCATGAATCAAATAACTCTGGTCTATCAAAACTTTTAGACCAAATTTTGGTAATGAACTCGTGAAAACTACCTATCTTTGTTCGTTGAGTTGACGTTAAACCTTTAGATAATCTATCTAACGCATCGGCTACAGTAACGACTTCATCTCTAGGGGTGGTCATTATTTATCTGAACCTGACTGTTGGAGAATACCTTGAAATCTTCCTGAGATTCTACCAATAATTACGGGGTCTTCAATTTCTTCTACTAAAACATTTAAAATATCTTGCACAAATTGGATGTTAATTAAACCCTTCATAGTCTCCCGTTCACCCTGAATACCCATATCAATAGTACGGGAGGCTGTACCAGCATCGTGGAACTCTAATCCGTCTAAATCATCTTCAGCTTTATGGCGAATCTTCTCGTATACGTCAAGATGTTCGGTATGTAGCCGCGCGAATCTTTGGCTTTCCGTTTCCATAATAGCGGTAGAAGCTTTACTGTGTACCTCTAAACGTTTCTCATCCCAATTAAATTTTCTCGACCAAGAATAGATCGTGGATATTGTAACATCTACGTCAAATTTTTCGGAAAGTTTTTCTGTTATGTCTTTCGCTGTATGCCCTCCAGAGACATATAAACCCATAGCCTCTAATCTAACTTCGGATGATATTTTTTTAGGCATTAATGCATCCCGAAGGCTTCAGTGCCATGTTCCGAACTCTGGGAATCAATGTTACCTCCATGAGGCGTACCGTCTGATTGCAGTAACTTGCTAAAGTCCATATATCCTGTCTTATTAGTGGCTGCATTGAAGCAAGCTGGTACTTTAAATTTGGCTCCGTTAGAAAAGAATTCTCGATACTCTACCCCAATTTCATCTCTTGTGCAAACTCCCTGCCAAACATTTTCTCGTTCACTGATTGGCTTATAGTTGCTGTTTTTTCTAATCGTACCCGTTGTACGTTGGGTGTCCTCAAACTGTTTATTGTTTACACAGTCCAAATACTTACACCACACGACCACACCCCGCTGTTTTCTGAATTCCTCGAATGACATACCAGAAGGCAGCTTATCTTCATAGGTTACCGTCTCTAGTTCTCTACCGGGACTCATATAAAAGGTCTTTGGCTTTTCTATCTTAGGCATTTATTTCTCCTCTTCTTTTCGCCCACAAAGCGATACAGGCAGCATCTGCATAATCTTGTTCGGGAAATATATCCCCCCACTTGTCTACAGCATATTTTTTAATATCGGGTTTACTTGAGTTACCCTTACCCAAAATTTGTTTTTTCCAACTACGATTATCAACAGGATAACAAAGGATTCCCTTAGTATGTAACATGTATTTCGCAACACTTACCACGCCAGAAATTTCCATAGTAGTCTTGGCGTTTTGTATATAAATTGCCGCCTCTATTGCAGAACACTGTATTCCATTATACTCTAATTCTTCGTTAAGGTACACCCCAAAATTATCAAATATTTGAAAAAGTCTATTATCAAAATCATCTTTAGGAGTTGAATGAAATTTTAACTTAGAAACTATTTCTTCTAGATCATTAACGATAACTCCATGTACCGCTTTAGAAGAACAATCTAATCCTAAATAATTCATCGTTGGCGATCTCCCATAGTTCGTAATCCTACAACTCGTGAAACAGACGCATATGCTTTATCGTAAGCTTTCAGCGTTCCAGTTAGTTGTTTCACCGCCGCCTCTGTTTCAATAACTTCTTTACGTAACTCCCATAATTGTGGATATGAATTTAAGGATTCACCTCGTAGTTCTTCTCTGGTTGGTTTCTTCTTCCCATTCTCTTCTCTATCAGTGGCTATCTTATTCATAGCTTTTGCTAAACCATCATCAAAAGCCGCTTGGAGTGCGGACAGGGTACTGTCAAGTTTTGCAACTTCAGCTTCAAGGTAACTTGTATAGCCCCCAAACATAGCTAAATAACTTTCAAGACCCTCGTTTGAAGTCGATGCATAATCACCTAAAGGTAACTTTGGAAGATTGGAAATATCAACATCAAAAGAGGAAACCTGTAAGTCGGCTTTCAGCCTACGTCGGACATTGCCTAACGCTTTCATTGGAGTCCAGTTTTCTGACTTATCCCCCTCTTTATACTCAACCATTTTTCACTCCTTTACACTTACACCAAACATCGCCGGTACAGGTGTCTGGTAACTTTGTCATATTCATAATGTTAACACATCGTTCTAACAACGTTTCCCAAACTTTTATATCTCTCTCAACTTTAAAAGCCTTTAATTTCTGATCATTTTTATTCTCATACAATACAATTCCATAATCTTTATTTAGTAAGTTTAGATAAATTTGTAGCTGTATGAAATGATCGTGTTTAGGGGAACCCTTTAGTTCATTGAACCCTCTATCATTAATTGACTTTAATTCTAGCACCGCTTCCCCTTTAGTTGGGTGTGCAATAATAAAATCCAACCGACCACTAATAGGGGGGGAAGCTAACTTTAGCGGTTGCTCACGAGCAATAAGAATATTCATCTTAGTAAAGTATTTATTCATACGTTCTTCTAATGATGACCCAGTATCAAAAATACGTTTTACTCTGGGGTCTAAATCTTCCCACGGAAGTAACCCATTAAAAGATGCGTAAAGATACTTATCGCAAGTACTACCTAGCGCAGACGGGTAAAACACCTGCCCACGATGAGGAGACATCTTACCCTTTAAATGTTCATCTAATACCTTGAGAAAATCTTTATCTTGATTACTAACTCTAGGGCTAGACTTACGTTTAATGGGTATCTTTTTTATCCCTGTGGTTTTTCCAATTTGTTTAATTCCCGCCATAGAAATTCCTTTATCTTTCCTTTAGTTGTTTCTTTACAATGTAGAACAATTAGTATCTCACCTGTCTCTATTAGTTTACGGTCTCTAATACGATCTTTAGTTTGTAGATGCCCGTATACCCCATCGGCTTCAATAACCATATTCAACTCAGGGATGAGAAAATCAACCGTATATGGGGGGAATGATGCTTGCATTTCATACCTCAGCCCCCATTCTGAAAGATACCCCTCAATGATGTTTTCTTGGGCTGTATGATCTCTAGGTAACACTTTCTTTTAGTTCCCCAAAAAGTACTTCATCCTCTAAAAATACTTTTTTAATCCCATTCAGCCCCATATGCTTTTGTTCTTTGTAAGTATACCATGGCCCTGCTTGGGTAATTAATTTTTTCCCTAACGCTTCTCTAATATAACTTTCCAGAATATCTATACCCCCATCAACTCTAAATGGAACTGAGGCGGAACTCCAATTCTCCCCCCCAATTTTAGTCTTCCGTAAACGAACTTCCATATCAAACCCAACCTTCTCGCCCTTATCCTCTATCCATCCCTTACGTCGTACCTGTAACAAGGCGTGAGCAAAGAACGATTGTGCTAACCCACCGGGCATATTATCTAATGCCACAGGGCCAATACTACTACGGACTTGATTGACGGCTACTAAGGCACCCCCATTAGACAAACTTGGTAAAATTTTAGGTAATGATGAATTCACAAAACGTGCTTGCCATGCCATTGGATTGAATGAAAAATCTTCTTCTAAGTTTTTATGGGGTACGAGACCAGCAATACTATCTAATACTACTAAATCAAATGACGCATCTAACAAGGTGCGTATCGTATCCATTGCTTCTTCCCCGCTTTCGGGCTGTCCAACAAGGATTTTTGACGTATCCACACCGCATCGTGCCATCCATTCAGAATCCCATGATAGTTCTGTATCAATCCAAGCTGCCTGTCCGCCTGATTTTAAAACATTAGCACAGATTTGTGACGCTAAGTAAGACTTCCCCACGTTAGTAGGCCCATAGATTAGAGTTAGACGCTTCTTAGCTATGCCTCCACCTGTTAGTCTATCAAGGGCTGGAATGTTGAAGGGAACTCTGGAGTATTCAAAAGCACTGTCATCTCCACGAAACAGATTTAGTTTCTTATTTTTAAGTAAATCTTCAATAACCTTCTCAGAATCCGTTTCCATTTAAACTCCCCTCGGTAATTGTTTAGCACGGTTATTGAAAGCTTCTGCCCAAGCAAAACAAACCGCAGCACATTGGATAATTTCGTAATACATATCAGATTCGTTTTTCTCGTAGACTTCTCGTGCTACTTCACCAAGTTCTTCTGTTAGAATAACTGTCCAATGGTCATCAGAATTAAAGGTTTGGTCTCCCCATTTTAAATCTTGACTTTCTCGTTCAGCTAAAACCTCCTCAAGAACTTTAGCTCTGGTTAATTCTGTATTAAAGCTCATTTAGAGGAACCTTCGTTTAGGACTTCATCAATATTCTTATCCACTTCATCCCGAACATGCGCCCACATTTGACCTAATGCGAGTTCCGATCCTTCAAGCTGTGTGGGGATATCCATATCAGTATCAATGTCATGTATCTCACAATCAATACGTGCGTACTGATTAGTGTCTAATGGGCCTACTCTAAAAGTAAACCCTAATTTCAATCCAACTTTAGCCATACTCTTCTCCTTTAAATCTTTTTGTCCATTTTTCTTAAATCTAAAATATAACTATCTTTCGCATTTCCTTTAGTATCATCAATTCTATTTTGATACGCATGTAACGGAGCATCTTCAACTAAGTCTATCATCTGTTCATACGAAAGAAACCATATACCCCGTTGTTTCTCTACAGATACCCCAAAATTTGTAGTTGCTTTCCAATTCACCCAAAAAACAATTTGACATTTAGGGTACTTTATATTGCAGTCTGTAACATCTTGCTTATTAAGTGTTACTGCAAAATTTGGGTCAATATTAAATTTTCTCTGCGCTAAAAAGAACGGAGTATGAACAGTCTTTAAATCTAAATATCTATCTTGATAAACAAATTCAGGAAAATATACAGGCCCAGAAGATTTTTCAATACCTGATAAAATGTCATACTTCTGACAGACACGCAAAAAATCATATTCTTTTTTTACTCCCCAATCAATCCAGCTTTTCTTATCTTCAGTATTAAGTACTTGCATTAGTTACCCCAATCTATGTAATCACTAATTGTAACAGGTTTAGGAGTTTCTGTCAATTTAAAATCCGACTTAGTAGCCCATGAGGGAGCGCAAACTTCGACATCCACTTCAAGCGGTATACCTAATGAGTTTTCCTGTAACAACCTTTGAACGTGTGGTGCCACTTCTTCTAACTCATCATTATGAACTTCACAAATAATTTCATCATGAACCTGCACTAAAATATTACTTTTTCTATCTTGTAAATATTTATCAACCTCTATCATACGCTCACTTAAAATATCGGCACTCGTACCTTGCACTAAATAATTCACTCCTTTATAAGCTAAATCTTTAGGTACAATGTAAAGTCGTCCATATCTATTCTTTATCCATCCCCTGCTACTAACAACTCGTACAACCTTCTCAAAGAATTCTCGTGATCCTTTTAGTCCCTTAAAATACTTTTTCTTATAATCAGCAGCTTGTTGCATGGGAACACCTAACTGTACCCCTAGTTTGCGGGAGCCGATTCCATAAATAGTGCCAAAGGTAATAGCTTTTGCCATCTGCCTGTAATATTTATATTCGGCATCATCCTCTTTAACTCCAAACGCTAGCGTTGCTGCTTCCCCGTGGAAATCCACATCTTCCTTTTTCAATAAAGCTTCAATCTCTGGATTACGGAAATAATCTAAAAATACCCTAACCTCCATTTGAGAATAATCAAATGCCACCAAGGAATAATTAGGGCGGGGAATAAACAATCTTCGGATGGAAATTTGTTCTTCATCTTTACTATCGTATGACTCATCCCCAATGAACCCCCATGTATCAACTACCTCATCGGATAAATCTTTATTATACGTTCCACCCTTCGCAGAGACAGCCGCAGAAATACGCCCACGTACTGTCTCTCTTTCCTCACTCGTTAAGGGGTTGTCAGAGAGCCGAAAATGGGTGCGTGGTAAATTTTGAAGATTAGGGTCTCTAGATGAAAGTCTGCCCGTTAAGGTACCCCAATTACAGAAGGATGTGTGTACAGTATTAATATCAAAATAGGGTTCAAGGTAAGTAGACCGTAATTTATCTAAGGTTCTATATTGCCGCATGTACCCCGCCACTGGGTGATTAACTTGGGCTAACGCTTCTTCCCCCCACGAAACATTCCCTTTAGCGGTTTTAACAATAGGCTCGATGCCTAACCCCTTTAAAGCTTCCCCTACTTGTGCTGGGCTAGTAATTAAAAACTCGTACCCCACAGTTTCAAAGATACGCTTTTTAATCTGTTCTTGACGCTGTAAAATTTTCTCTGCCGATTGCATCGCATAATCGCTATCAACAGTTATCCCACGTTTCTCCATTGCATATAATACATGAGTAAGTTCTTTCTCAAGTTTAAAAATTTCAGTTTGGTTTGTGCGCTCTAATTCTTTAATGCGATCTTTATACAATTTCCACGTATATTCTACATCTTTCTCACAATACGGCCCAAGAATCGTTGGGGGTGCCTGAGAGAAATCCTTATTCCATTTATTCTTGCGGAGTATTTTCTTCGTGGTTATATCGTATTCTGCCGCTTCTTCGCCGTAACTTCGTTTAATTGTAGCGGTAAGCGAAAATTCTCTAACATCCGCAGGTTCTGTAAGTCGTACTAATACAATTACATCAAGAAGTTCTTTGTCCGATACAACAAGACCCTCATTCTCTAAGAAATGTAAATCAAATTTTATATTGTAGCCTATAAGTGTAGAACGTTCATTCATAACTTCCATTAGTTGGAACAATTGTGGGGGGTGTAAATTCACAGCTTCGAGAGAGGGGTAGTGCCTAAACGGGAAATAGTATGTATCTCCAGTTTCGACAGCTACCCCAACCCCACAAATCTGATTTTTACCGTGCCACTCTAGACCATTGGTTTCTACGTCTACAACCCAAGTTGTATACTGTTCAAGGTCTGCAAGAACTGACTCATATGTGTCTGGAGTAACGAGCATTAGTTGAAGAGGTCATCATCCAGCAATGTTACTTCTTCTGTCTCCAACGACACACCTTCACTAGAGGGAGTTGTTTGACTTACCTGACCGTAACGATCTTTATAGTAGTCTTTAATCCCTGCAAGTTTAGCGATTTCGGATATTTTCTCAGCAGGTACATCAGTATTTCTAGCTGTGGCTGTCACGGTGTATGATGTATCGTACATTCCTGTGCCAGTACGCTTCACCCTAACAACACCCTTGTTCAATGCTCCCCAATCATTATAGACATCTACAAGTTGGTTCCAAATGTAATTACTTCGACCAAAACCTAACGGAATTACTCTAAAATCATTAACATGTTGAACGAACATTTTCTTACCTTGAGGGCCTTCAACTTCTTCCCAATCATCGAACCGCTTCTCAGTGTGCATAACATCGTGGACATATGCCCAAAATGCAAACTTATGAGATGGCCTTATATTATCGGGAACATCTGATGCATCTACGTCGTCATCTTTTAGGAGATTAATCCAACGGTTCCCAGATCGGTACGTGTAGAGATGTACCTCATCTAAAAGAAGATCATTTTCCTCACCAGTCGCTACCGGGGTAAGGAAAGCTTGATCACCATCTTTGAAAAAGACTTCCTGACCAGCGGTTTGTGATTGAGGGTTCGCTCGTTCGTCAACCCTGTTTTGTATAGCGGATATACCACCCATATTTACACTCCTTTAGCCTTTACCAAAAGGCTCTATTATCAATTACTTGTTTAAGTAATGTTTGTTGACGTATCTCTTGTACGTCTTTTACCCGTTCGGGTAACTCTATCCATGATACCACACAACTATCTCTCATGCAACTATTAATTTTATTAATTGCTGTTTGACCGGCATCATCATTATCTAAGCATAACACAATTTCTTCGGGGCGTAATGCTTTTAACCTATCTTGTTGTGCGTAAGAAAAAGAAGCCCCTAATAAGGCAACACTTGTGTATCCGTTCTGGTTTAACCACATAGTATCTAAGGCCCCCTCTGTAATACAGATAGTCTGCGTCGATTGTATCTTATGTTCCCCAAATAAAAGTTGAGACTTTCTCAAACCCTTAGAATACATATACTTGGGAGTCGCATCAATCCTACGTTCCATCCATCCCACCAAGCGTTGTTTGGCATCATAAACGGGGATAATTAAATCCCCGTAGTCATTCATGCCGCAATCCCAATCTTTTAGAGTTTTACGAGAAAACCCCCTATCAAAAATCCACTCAGGAACTATCTGACGCTTACCGGGGTATTCAACTTCAGCAAGTTCGTCCTCACTTGGAAATTCGTTCTCAAAGAAATCAAAATCAAATTCAACTGCATTATTTGCAATGTCCCGTTGTATATTTTCTATACCTTGACCTGTAAATTTTGAAAGAAGCGTTACTAAAGAACCCTGCCCACATCCTGCAAAACATATCCATTTACCTATCGTTACATTAATTGAACAGGAGGGTAATTCATCTATATGAAAGGGGCAAGAAATATTAAATTGGTCACGTTCTAACGGAACATCTATCCCCGCATCCAATAATAAACTAGCCCAATTAACCACTACGACAAACTTTCTCGCTTTACCTTCGAGGCACGTAGAAACAATACAATATCACTACTGTAACCATTAGTATCTACTACCCGCCCACGCTTTATATCCCCAATAGTAATGGCTACTTTTGGTTTTCCCGGCCCTTTAGACGTACCCTGTTTTACAACAATGCTATCTGAATTTTTAAATATATCAAACAATCCCATTATCATTACTCCTTATTAAAAGTCATCATCTTCACCAACAAGTTCAAACTCATTATCTTCATACATAATACCACAATCTACGTCCCAATGCAAGTAATATTCTTCGGACGGTAACACACCATCTCGATACTTCTGTATCTGCATTAAACGTTTATCATCATGATCTTCAATAAGACACATAGCCATAGCAACATCAGCCGCTCGTATAAGAGCATCACCAAACGCTACTTGATCTGCCCTAGGAGGCTCAAACATATTTGCCGCCTCTCTAGTGGCTTGTGTTGAAACCCATATAGCTGTATTTGTAGAGATACAAAGATTTTTCATCCCATAGAAAAGGGCGTGTGATTGCTCCCACATAGCTTTTTTGCTATCTCCTGAAGAAATTAAATAGATACCATCTAACACTACAAAGTCAGGTGAATGCTTTCGGACTAACCTAGCAATACTCTCTATAGAAATAGTAGCCTCTCCTTCTATATGGTCACATACTAACAATGAACGCCCATTTAATTCTTTTAGGAACTTCATATACTGTTCCTCGTCAATAGGGTCTCCATTACGTAATGCTCTATGTGAAAAGTTATAGCCCATTTTCTTGGCTAGTACTACATCTGCTCGTAAGCTTATAGCCGATATTGTCATTTCAGTAGAAATTAATAACGTCTTATACCCATTCATAACAGCGGTAGCCGCAGCTTCCACACACATCCAAGTCTTACCGACGGTTGGGCGGGCAAACATAGCAATTAATTCCCCCGGCATCCACCCCACACCTGTATTATTAAACGAAGTAAATGGAGTCGGTATACCCATTAAACCATCCCCCATTTGCCGACGCTTGGTTCGTTCTTTCCACTCTTCTAATCTAGCAGGAGTTCCATCATTATATATGGACACATCCTCGTCAGTTTCTATTTCGACATCTCCTAACGTAGAAATAATCGACGAAAGGGCTTTTGAGGGATTATCTTTCAATAATTCTTTTTGTGACTGAATTGAATTGACAATTTTTCTATAAACTACTTGATCTTTAAATTGATCTACAGCATAGTCATAATTTAATGTTTGTGCTGACGTATCTAACGTTGGGTAATTTTCTGACAAAGTAGATATAGAGGGGGTCTCTTTATATTGATCTACATAATTAATAATAAATGTATGTACTTCTCCATGCTTTGCGAAATCTTTACCAGTGTATCTAAAGTTTTTAAAGTTTATGGGGTCTACCAGATTAAATAAAACACCGGATTCAATATATTCAAAACTCTGCATTACTACCTCGCTATATATATCACTCGTGGGCCATGACCATGAATATAGCATACCACACCATCTACCGCTTTGTCATCAGCAATTTTCTTAGCTTCTGGAAAAGAGGAGAAAGTTCCTTCTATCCATACCTCTTGATTATAACTAAATCCAACCCTTGCAATAGATATCACTCGATATTGTCCATCAGGAGCGGTACGTCCGCTTAGATCGCTAACAAGCAACTGTTTTCTTTTAGGTGGGGTAAATTTAGAAAATCCCCCTTTTCTATTAGTTCTCTTTGGCATTTGACCACTCCAATAACTTTGTTTCAATTTTCTTCTTACGCTGCTCGGAGGAAGCAGTTGGAAACCATTTAGTGTCTAAGAGTATATATTTGCGCCAGTACGCTTTTACCTTATTATTTCCATACGCCATGACTTTATAATACAATTCCGGGTTATGATCAGTCAAGTAATACTTAAACTCAAAACCCTTAAGAATATATTTAATGGATACATAATCTGAGTTAGTATTAATACCGTTATAGAAACCTGATAAAACCTTAAACAAACCATATTTTTCAATAGCTTGTTTAATAATTTTTAAATCATAACCTATAAAGCCTTTATCTATATAGTCCTTATGGTGTTTACGTGAATATAGCCAAGTAAATTCTTTTCGCACATCCTGCGAATTGAAATCACTTAAAGGTTTTCCGTTCCGTTTAACCATAGCAAAAGCCCTTGTTCTGTCCTGCCGCCCAATTTCTGCTTTATTCGATTACGAATTTTATAAGCAGACTCTTGTAGGGTATTAGAAATTTCATCCATTGTCAAATTTTCCATGCGTAATTCTAAAAAAGAACCTTCAATTTCGGAAAGTTTTAATCGTTCTAATATAGAGTTTAACGTAAGTTTAGAATCCATGTCAACTGTAACTGATAAAGCTTTCTGGGCTGCTGGACTACCTACCCAATGATCGGATGCATAGTCTTCAAAAGAAAGAAACATATCTAAACTACGTAATGCAGGGCGACGTTGTGCCTTTGTAATAAGGGTTCGGATAGTATTAATCATCGTGGTATGTAAATAAGTATGAAAAGATACTTTACGTTCAGGGTCAAACCCTTTAGCTGCCTTAAGGATAGAAATTCGTAATTCTTGTGCGATATCTTCTCTATCCATACCCCTAATCGAAGTGGTTTGTAACATTCGATTTATTTTGGGTTCCCATTGCTTTATTAAATTATCGTCGATCAGCATCCATAAGTTACCCCCTTACCCTCTAATTGATATACTTATAGTATAGCACACTTAAGCTGGGAAATCAATTCAATTCATAGCTCTTCTCTTCTTTTCGGGCTTTATAGAGGCAAGCTTTACTGCAATAAATATACTTACTTTTAGAAGATAGCAACTGATGTCGTCTACGCCTAAATGGGGTTCGACAGAATTTACAATGTACTAAAATTCTATGATAATTATACCGACAACTTTCATGTATATGGTGAATACGTTCCGCACGAGTTGCTGAAAATATAACATCTTCCCCACACGCTTTGCATTCAATTCTTTTTGGGATGTTCTTTTTAGCAATAAGTATACTTCTAGTAGGAAGATCAGCCTTTTTTAGAACTCTATGGACATATGCTTTATCCACGCCGATCTGTTCAGCCATCTTTGTTAAACGTATAATTGGATTTTCTGTACGTAAGCGAACTATTTGTTCCCGTTTAGAAGGCATATAACTTTTATTCTATAGTAGCGTCGAAATCTTCTGGGGCAGGAGCTTCTTCTACTTGGTTAGGATTAAAGTTTTCAACCGTAACAATCTCAGCGTCAGCTTCCACATTAGGATTGAAATTGACCAATTAATTTTTCTCCTTTAATTCGTTAACTTCTTGTCGCAATTTTGTAACTTCCTCTAGCAACATAACTGATAAACCATTATATTTCACTGATTCTGGCTTCCCTTCTTTATTGTAATTAATTAATTCAGGATACACTTCATTAACTTCTTCTGCTATTAAACCAATATCTGGAGCATTATCAGATTTATAGTTGTAACTTACTGGTCTTAAACTGTCAAGTTTTGAGGAATCGAAATCTAAAGTTTCTACATTATCTTTATATTGTATAGAGCTAGATTTTTTTGCAAATAAACCACCAGCCGTTACAATTACATCGGTTCCTGTAGTGGTTGTCGTAGTAGCATAAATTCCTGACGCTGTGGTAATAAATCTTGCAGTTCCTGCGACTGAAATAGAAACTTGATCATCCCCGTACTGGTACATCCCAGAATTGGGGTCGCTCGTAAAAGAAAAAGTCGGTGCGCCTTGAGTACCATCACCTGATAAAATTCTACCTACTGGAGATAAAATGCTATCCGGAGTAGCTTTTATCCTTGTGTTAGCCCCACCCGCTAAAGAAATATTTGTCTCTAATTCATAAGTAGCGTGGAGACCACTTGCCGATGTTTGCGCTTTCATTGTAGCAATTTTTAATCTATTTTTAGAACTTATATATAATTTAGCTGATAGGTTTCTAAGACTCGTCCTTGAAACTGCCGTATCTAAATAAAGAATATACTCACCATCCCCTACAGTTAAAGTCGCACTTGATGCCCCAATCTCATATACATCCCCATTATCTCCAGTTAATTGAAAATCTCCTGATGGGGAGCCGGGGGAGCCGGGAACGTATTTTGCCCACGCAACCGTCTGATAATCGGAACTTGTTATTTCTGCGTTCATAAGCCATTTAGTCATTGCGTTTATCCCTCATTGAAGTTGTTTGCATTGGCGTTGTCAGGGGGTATAGGGCCGAATTGGACTGCTTGTTCATTTACCTGTTTTAAAATGTTGGGACGGAAAAGCGCAGATGAATCGTTTTGTCCTATAGAAGATATCGAAGCAAAAGTTGCACCATTACCTTCGTCATAAACAAGTTCTGTAACTAAATGATCCTTATCTACCTGAACTAATGGATTCACAACCCTTACAACATGTCCAGCACGAAGAGGGACGTAAATACGTATTGGATTACTAACATTTAACGCAGTACCATCACTCGTGTCTGCGGCTGTATTCCCCCCATAAACTACCGTAGTGGCTGTGACACTCGAAACATACGCATATCTGGTAATGGTAGTTGAAGTTGCGTTCATTTCACAGATAACATCTCCAACAAGAACCCCGTAAAGTCGTGCGTCGCCAGTTGTGCCGCCATTATTATCATCAAAAGCATCACTTTGGAAAGTAATAGTTCCATTGACACGACTAGTAATGTCCGCAGCGGCGGCAGTTATATATGTGTAGGGGTAACCCGATACTTTAAATTCTCCACGCTGAGTACCGGTTCGTGCATCTCGTGATAGAACGGAAACAACTTGTTTTCTTAACAGTGCGGGATCAGAACTTGTTGAATTTTTAATTATTTTAGTTTTCTTAAAACCAAATGTTTTAGCTAATCTAGTAGTAGTTCCGCTGTTTGTAATAACGGTATTACTTGTAGTTGATCCCGTCAAAGTTTGGTAGGTTTCAGGCATATGAGCATTAAACGTAAGGGCTTCTGTCTCATCACTGTTGCTAAATGGACTAACTACAATAAAACCGGGGTCGTCTAAACTTTCAAGACCGCTCCCAGCGATATGGGATTGATATTCAATACGTCCAAATCCTCCCGTCGCTGAATTCATAATTTCTGTTTGCCCAAAAGGTTTACCACCCCAATTGTCTGGTTGACCGAACGGATTACGATAAATAACATCACCATCACTATGACTTGCTCCGGATGTTCCGTATTGATGATCTCTACTACCACCCGTATCGGTGACTGTTATAGTCTGGGCATCCGCATCCCCAGAAGTAGTCCTACCTGCTACTAGCATAATTTCATTACCGACTTGAATATAGTCACCGTTGTTTACAACTTGGTCTGATGTAGTAGCCCCAGCGAATGCATCTCCAGTCGAAAAATCATCAATAGGTATAGTGGGTGTCGTAGCGTTTGTAGCAGTACGTATTTTACCAATTTTTACCAAACCTTCTACAGCGAGTCGCCCATTCGCACTTGTTATATTAAGACGTTCAAATTTTCTACGTTTAGGAACCGATGCGCCTCCCGCTACGCCCTTAGCTACATCCCCGGCACCGTCAATTTGGTTACCCCTTTCGGTATATTCTAAGATAACATCTGTAAATAGTTCATTGGATGCGGTATTGAACGAAAAATCATTTTGCATAAGTTTAGTAAACCCATCAGCAGTAAAAGATGAAGCGGCTGGATATTTAATAGTCATTCCGTATGTTTTGGGGGAATCTGGACGAGTTCCACGCTGATAATAATTCCAATGTTGGGCTGGAGCTACGGCAGTGACACTATTAGTTACTACTGCTGGGTCAACGTGAAAGTCAAACCCAAATTTAGCAGCCCCCGGATTTTTATGAACTGGTTGATTATCGGCGTGTGTTGCTGCTGTCGTGCCTCGCTTCTCCCTAACTACGGTTATAGTATTTGAACTAACTGAAGAAACCTCCATAATCTCAGAATCAATTTGAATATAATCCCCCGCAGCAAGGGCTGCTGCCGCATCACCGTGTCCTAATAACAGGGTATCAACATCTACCCCCGTTTCAGTAGTGTCCAAAGCTTCTGCTAATTGAGCTATCTGATGTGCTTCCTCGTTTTCATCGCTGTGGGGTTCTTCTGCTGCTAATTGTGCAATTTCGACTAATGCAATTTTATTACCTTTAAATTCTAACTGCCCATCACTGTCCTGACTACGCAACGAGGTAGTTACTTTATTTTGTCCATTTGTTGCAATTAGAGAACTATTTACATACAAAACTTCTCCCGCAATAAACTCATTTATCATTGCGCTACGAGTTGTAGAAGAATCAAAGGATTTATCGGGCCAACCCGCCGTTCTTGAAATTTTTAATTCTTCAATACTATCTCTAATATCTAATACAATAGATGTTCCGTATCGAAAATCAAATTTTTCATCTATATCATATATTTTACCGGCAATTAGAATTGTCCCGTTTTCTGCATCTCTCAAACGTACATTTTGAAAGTCGGTAAATGTCCCAGTAAATCTTCCCTTACTTTCGTTCTCAGTTGACGACCCCATTTGCCTAGGGCGATTTATTAATGTAACCTTCGCTCTACGTGAACTCCCAATTGCATCCGATAAGTGTACTGCCGTTATGGGATTTATATCTGTACCTTGATCAGATGCAATGCTCGCCCAATCGTCTGGGTCGAGAGCCGTTTTCCAATATCTATAATTAGCATTTGCCCACGTAGTAAGTACGGCATCCCAATATAATAACTCTAATCGTTTCGCCATTATATTAAGTCCGCCTGATCAATCCAATCCTGTCTTGCCCCGGAAACAAATTGCATAGAGAAATCATAACGATCCTCACGAGATGGATTTAACTGGAACCTAGCCATTTGGATAGCTACCCTATAAACCGCCCCACCAGTCCAACTTGCGGGGAGTAATAAATCACCATCAGAATTATAAGCATTGGAGCTAGCATCTGTTGGGAAAGTAGTGTCCCCAACTTCAAGTTCTATCTGTCCTGTGGTTGAGTCCGAAGCAATCCAGTTATATACAACATTTTCTAACCAGTTCTTAAACGGTATGTAGTATGTTTGACCATTTATTGAAATAGAGGAGGGGGTGGGTTGAACTGTATCAATAACCCCATTTAGACTAATACTGGGTCGAAAGATTCCTAAGTCAATAAGTTCCGGTGAAGCTTCAGGAATGGGTACCTGAATAGGTGTTTTACTATATGATATTGCAAAAGAATCTGCTTTCAATGCAAAACGTAAGCTAGCACTCGCATGTACCCCATTACGTAGTAAAATGGATAAGTCTTGAGTAGTATTTTTAGCTGATGTATACGCCATGTTGTTTCCTTATGTCTGATAATCTAAAGCTTGGTGTGTCAGATTCGTTGCAGTCACTCTGCCCTGTTCGTTTTGCATACTAACTTTAGTTTGTTCGTCTGGGCCACCCATTTCAACCTTTAGGACTTTATGTTCGTAGGCCATTAAACCTACTTCTCCCGCAATGGCTGCTGCTATTCCTGCTGGGCCTCCCACAAAACCCGCTCCAGTTTGTACAGCAGTATAAGCAAGGCCCGCCCCTATAGTTTTAGCGTTCCAACCGTATTTCCGACCAATTCTCTGGGTTTCGTAAATTCCTGCGGCTAGCCCAATAGCTGAACCAAAGATAGGGATTGACATGCCCGCTGCCTGTAAACCAGCCTTACCCCCAATTTTAGCAACGCCCTTACCTACTGTCCCTTTAGCCGCACCGATTATTTTACCTACCGCCCCACCACTTTTAAACATGCCTGTTAAGCCCTTTACCATCCCTTTTATGCCAGAAAATATTGGTAAATCTGCTATTTTCTTGATAATTTCAAAGGGTTTCTTCAGGACAGCTTCTAATACTTTACCTGCTTTCTCTAGAAGCATCTGTGGCAAACCTTTAAGGAATACCCACGCATTATCAGCGAACTTCCCAGCTTTTCCGATCCATTTCTGAGCGAAGTCGCCCATTGTTGCAATTGGCCCTTTAAGGAATGTCCAAACCTTAGAGAAAAGCCCTTTTACGAAACTTATAGGCCCCTTAAAGAAATTCAAAAGGCTTTTAAGTGGCCCTTTAAACCATCCCCAAATCTTAGTACCAAATCCCTTTAAGGTATTCAGAGGCCCCTTCAAAAGTCCCCATATAAACCTACCTGCTACTTTAAAGGGGGCTGCTAGCCATTTTACCATTAACCTAAGAGCTTGTTTATTTCCTTTAAAGAGGTGGGAAGCTAGGTTTTTTATAGCGTTCTTTAAGAAAGTACCCACAGTAGAAAAAAATCCCTTTAATCTAGAACCCAACTTAGCAAAATTAGTTTTTATACTATTCCAAAAACTTTTAATCTGGATACCGATCTTTTTCACAAAGGTTACAAGTGACTTAACGCCGGGGATTTTATACATTAGAGCTTTGAAACCGCTCCCTAACCACTTTATAAACCTCCAAATTTGACCTTTAATGTGTTGGCCTATCGTTTTAGCTCCCTTTTTGCCCGCTTCTTTAGCTGCTACTTTAGCTACCTCTCCCGCCGCTTTTTGTCCAACCTTTAATTTAAGGAACCACGTAGCAAACTTCCAAATCCCGGTAAATTTTGAAAACAGAAGTACGGTAAGAACCCCGCCAAGTACTTGAGCTAATGCGGTGCCATCCCCCCCTTGTAACCAGCTAGGGGCATTCTCTTTCCACCAATTACCAATAGCTGATCCCACCATTATTATAAAATTGGCAATAGCACCGGCAGTTTTTCGGACTCCCGGCATCATTTTAGCTAAGAATTTAAGTACTGGAATAAATATAGGCATTAACGGAGCGAGCATTAGGTCTATCATACCACCAACAATTTGGAATATAGACCCCGCAAAACTCGTAAATAACTGGGATTGTTTTAATAGCGACGAAACACCAAATTGAATTCCAGCACTCTTTAGGCCACCCTTGGTGGCATCTTTCATTTTGTCAAAGAAACTTTTAGGTTGCTCCTCTGGCTTACCGTCTTTACCATTTGCTCCTGCGCCAGCCGCTGAACCTGCATTTTCAATTTTTACGATAAGTTCTTCCATTAAAAGCCCTTCATAGCATTATGATTCATACGTTTATCTAAATCGTCTTGATCTCGTTGTTTCTTTTCTTGGAGTGCCGCTAACACTCCTATAACTTTAGACATTTCTTCTACTGATAACGAATGAATTACATCCCATGGAATTCCTTTTTCTAATAAGTGTACTGTAACGACCCAATATTCAAAATCAATATTATCAGTTGGAAGACTATTCCTTCCTGTTACCCCCGATAAAAACGCTAAACATCTTTTTTTATTTCGTCAGTATCTTCTTCTGATCCGTCCCCTACATTAGGTACAAGAGTTTCGAGAGCAGCCCCCAACCTAGCATCAATTGAAAGTAAGAAAGATTCTGTAGTTCTCCCCCATGGAGCTTCTACAATCATATCTCGTAAACAAGCTCTAACAAATACATCCCCATCAAAGGATGTTTGTCCCGCCGTACCCCACGTAATAGCTTTAGACATTATTTGATTTCGTCTAGCCCACGTAAGAGGTTTAATTTTTATATTAAATTCCTCCTCCGTTTCCTCTATTTTCAATGTCCGATCTTCTATTGAATGGGCATCTACTTGATATTTACTAACATCAAACGTCTTTGCTTCGCTAGTTTCTGTTGTCATACTATCCTCCTATGGATAAAATGGTTCGCTATCCTTAATTTGTATCTTCATATTTCTGAACAAGATATCTGCCTCTACTTGAAGGGGGTTGTCCCCACTAATTGTATGGGGGGCAGAACGTATGAATGCTCCTTGTTGTCCACCCCCTGCGGCTGCACCAGTAGATTCATCCCCTGATGTATAATCATCTGGAATTAAAATCTGAATAGTATCATTAGAACCCCTAGTAAAAGTTAATTCTACATTAAAACCTGACATACTGGAGGAAGTCGTACCATAATCACCCTCTAAAAGAAGCTCTGTAAACAACTTGCGGGCTGTATCCGTCGCAGCAACCGTTGAATCTGGTAATACAACTGATGCAGACATGGAATATTCGCGGTTATTTTCCCTGATTTCCGATGGGCCACGATGCCTATTTGTACCTTTTCCTTGTCCACCAATGTAATATCTGGGTTCCTCATTGTTAGCTATTGAAAGACTAAAGCTTCTAAGCCTAGCAAACTCGACACCAAACATCGTTAAAGAACCTTGGGAGAAGTAATACGGGTCTGTTGAGGGGAAGCCCTTCGCAGTATAATCAGTCACCGTTAAGTCCCCAGCAGGTACCCCAATATCAGTTGAAGCTATACTCTGCATAAGTGCGTAACCGGGCAATGCTGTACTTCCACTACCATATGAAGAATGGAATTTCTGGTTATGTACCATGTCTTGGAAGTTAATTCCATCCCAAGACGTTGTAAGTAATCCACCTTCATCAGCAGTAAGTGTCATTGACCCTACATGCCCACCAAAATACCTTCTGTCGAAATCATTAGCTAAAGTTTCTCCACTATCTCGCATATGGACATGCCACGAAATAGTATCTAAATCAACAGTTTCAAAAATATTATGCAGGTAATAAGTTTGATCATTGGCGAATGATTTAACTTGTGTAGTCCCACTACCTGCTGCTGTATGATCAAATTGCAATGGGTAGTTAAGGGTGAGATATGTACTTGCTCCTGTTCCAGATAGAGCAGTAATACGGCGTATTTCACTTGTATCTGTAGAGACGGAAGAGGTGGAGTGTTCAAGCACAATCGTAGTTCCCACTGACAAGCCCGTCTCTGAGTTTACATTTAGATAAATATCTCCCTTTTTAGAACTTGTTTTTACATATGTTCTATTCGTAATGGTTCCACCAACTGGATTTGATGTTACTTTGCCAATGGGGTATCGTAGAGGCCATCCGTTTAATAATACGAACCCTCCTAATGAACCAGAAAAGGTTTGCTGACCCTTATAGGCAACGAAGAAGTTACGTCTTTGATTCGTACCTAATAAGTATCTCCCCTCGATAGCCTCTTCAGGGTCTGGTACTTCTACAGTTTCGTATACGCCCGGAACCCATGTTATAAGTTTTTCTTTATTAGCGGCAGTTACGGCAGTTACAACTTGAATATTTGTGTTATCCGCATGGAAAAAAGCAGTTGGAGCATCTAGAGTTAAACCTGTGGTGCCATCTACATACTCTACCCTACGTACTTCCGATTCTCGCACGGTACCGCTTCCTGCCACTTCTGGGCCAATTTGGATATATTCTCCATCGGTTAATCCACTTAAAGCGTCAACCGTTACTTGTCTTGACCCAGCAGGTAATCCAGCAGACATATTAATTACAGCCGTCCCACTACCATCAGATACGCCTGATGCTAACTCTGGGTAGCCGCCATGCCCGCCTTCCGTGGCGAATGTAAGTTGTGCTTGATCCGAACGATATACTGCCATTATTAATACTCCTTAAGGTTTAATACCTGTCTTATTATACTCAAAAACATTAAGTTTCCAGCAAAACACCGTTATTTACTAGTTGTATTTGAGAATTCCCCATCCACACATTCACCGTATCGGATGTCATCTCATTAAAATTAATAAATTGAATTCGTTGAAAATTAGTTAAGCTATGCATTCTTGCGTGGCAAATGCGCCGAATCTCTTGCATTAGATTAAATAATCTTTGCCTTTCTCTTAATGTCCAAATTTCTAAATCAACTGTATATTCTCTATTACCGTATGTCCAATTCCCAATAGGGGTTTCAGTAAATGAAGAATTTCTAGCTACAATTGCATCCCCCGCATTTAGATCGAATCGCAACGGTTCTCCATTCCCAGTTACAACAACTAGATTTGGTTTAGCTACATTATCAGTATCCCATTGAGTATTGAAGTCCGTCAGCAAGTCATCTGCTGGCATAGGTTCATTTGCCATTAGAAGGTCTCAAATGCCCTTAAGCTGTCCAAGCGTTCCTCTACTTCCGTTGACCACCCGTCAATTTTCTGGGGTAATTGTACTCTATCCATACCACTTACCGCTAAATTACCAAAATCTGAATCTCGTAACACATCAATTGCAGCTAATTTTCTAGCCATATCAAACGCAATGCCCCCCTCTCTGGAGTCTGTGGCGATATCTTTGCCGTACATATAGGATATCTTTACCGGCATAGTGAACTCTCCACCACCCCACCTCCATACAGGAGCGTTGTAGGATGTAAATCGTGCAGGGAGTAAGAAGTATCTAGAATATTGAATCATATTTGTATCAGGAACAAAGAAATAATCATTCTTTCTTCCTTGTGTTTTAGAATCCCAGCTAGCACCACTCCAAACTTTTAAATCAAATATCTTAAATCCATTTGCCTTATCTAAGTGGAAGCCGTTTAGATTAAATTCATGATATTCTTCATGTATGAAATTAGGTCGCCAAGACTTTCTGGTTACAAAATCTATATGAGACTGTGCTGTTTCAATGTATTGTTCTACCGTCGCTTTAGTAGGTGTAGTTGAGGTAGTGAAATCCGATCCACTTCCATCGGTAGTTGAAACATTTTTTAATTGTAAAAGATTGAAAACATCTTGAGTTGAACAGTACGCCGCTAAAGGACGTTTACGGATGCTCCTAAGTGAAGGAGCGGTACTTACTGAAGTTGTCGAAGTACATCTTACCCAATATTTTGTGGCACTGTTTACCGCAACGGTAGCCCAATCTGACATCCGCCCCGATGGAAATTGCTCTGCCCCATCCTTAGAAAAATCATACATAGTGTCTGGGCTATCATCAGGGTCGGTATAATAAGTAGCAGATAACGGAGTAAATACTGCCCACGTAGAACCGTTGTAGTATTCCCATATTAAGGCACCTAAACTACCAGCAGTATCTACATCAAAGATAGCCATATCAAAACGACTAGCATCCCCAAGATACAAAATATCATTCGTATCTGCTAAAATAGTTGCGGAAGTTCCCGCAGGGGATTGCATTTCTAATGTTATGTTTGTATACGTGCTGCTACCATCAAAAGCAAAAACTGTATCAAAATATTGATTGGTTGCACTAGTAGGCATTATTCCTCCTGTATTGGAGTTGTTTTAGTTTCCTCTTCTTCTGGTTGGAACTGTTCTTCTACTTCTTCTGGTTGCTTTCCTCTTAAGTACATAGCTACACCATTCAAATTTTGAATCTGTTGTGCTAGCTGCCCTCGTTGTTGATCTAGTCCTTGTATTTCAGTAACCAATGTTTGTAGTTGGCCCTCAACAGTTTCTAAATCTTTACTTACATCTATATCTGCCATTTTTACTCCTTACCCCATTCTGGGTCTGCTTCTCGTGCTTTTTTATAAAAATCCGCATTTTCAAGAAATTCCTTTAGATAATATCTACGTATATTTGTAACTTCTTTTACCACCGGATTCCATTTATTTAGTTTTTCTACTTTAGCTCTATCAGTTGGGTGTTCATACAACCACGCTGATAGCTCCTCGTATACCTTGTCATCAATCTGTTCGTGCCATTCCGCATACGTTAGTAACGCTAACCATGCTGCTGGCTCTGATTCTGGTCTTAGTTCTATTACAGGTTCACCTTGAACCATCTTGATTTTTATAGCCGATTTAGCCATACTTTTCTCCTATACTAAGCTTTATCTCTATTCATTATACTCCTAGACTTTATAAAGTCAAACTATTATGGTTTAGTAAACTTATCTTTTGTAGCTTTGATTGCTACATACCAAGTACCTGTTTTTGCATCTGCCCCAAACTTCTCGTCATCTATATCGTGGTATAGCTTGTCCAACTGGTCGGGGATACTTGGATAGCTGCCAGTAACCGTTGAGTCAGTCCTGAGTGCTGCGTAGTCTGACGATTCCCCGCCACTTGCTATAAGAGCAGTACGAACATCCGTTGCTGCCCTATTCGTTGCCCAATCGTCAATCGTGGCTTCGTATTCAGAATCACTCAATGTCACACTGACACCATTCACGTTCTTTGTCAGCGATGAATGACTTGCCCTTATAGCTGTAATATGTTCTGCTTTAGTTGCCATTTAATTACTCCTTTATGAAACTCCGTACATGTAAATTGTCCCTGCGTCCATATTTCCATGAGAAAATAGGAATTGCATTGCATTAACAGCGGATGTTGTATTAATGTAGCCAGCGACATGTTGAAATGCTTGCCAGTCTCCACCATTACATGCATCAGTTTCTATTACAAAATGCTTTACATACGTCGTGTTAGACGGATCGTATAACGTCATTTTTCCAGACATGGATTTGTCAGCGTCATCATGTCCCACATCCTCTGACATATAAATAGCGTCGGTAGATTGTGCAGCATCGTAACCATCTACATATGCAAGCCCTGTTGCGTCGGCTTCAGTATGATATGCCCTCATATACGATGTTGTCGTTGCAACTCCATAACTTGACCCACCATTGACGCTTGCCTTAAAAGCTGGATAGTATGCGTTTGTCGCTGGATGGAGATTCACAAAGTAAAACTGATACTCGTTGTAAGTACCGTCGATCCCAGATGTAAAGTCGAGGCTGGCATCACTTGAAGCACTCTGCGAGGAAATAAACACAAGCCCCATTATTTCACCCCGAACATCTTGATTGTGCCAGATTGGATGGTGTCACTGGACATCTTAAATTGAACTCTCGTAATGGCAGCCGTGATGTTGATATATCCTGCCGTGTATGCCGACATTGTTGCATCGTTTGATTGATAATTATTAGAGGCATTAACAAAGTGCTTCAAGTAAGTGGTGCTTGATGGGTCGTACAGTGTCAGAATCCCAGAAGCACTCTCGTCACTCCCTTCGCCCATTTCCTTACAAAGTTTTTCAAAAACACCGTTGCCGTCACCAACAGTTGCTTGGTCATTACCACCGGAATAAGCCAACGCAGTGCCACTGCCATCTTCATTGACATAATGTTGCCAGTAAGAAGTTGACATCGGGTGGTCGTAGTCGGAATCACTTCCGGTTTCTACTTGAAAACCAAAACTCACACCAGCAGTTTCTGGATTTATGTTCACGTAATGAAATTCATAAACTGGGTACGTGCTGTCGATGCCCGAAGTGATAGAAACAGTAGATACCGGTGTGTCAGAAGTAGTTATATCTAGTGGTGTGGAGATTAGTGTCTTAGACATTATGATTTCACCAATCCGTACATCTTGATTTCGCCACCTTGTATCTCACCGCTATCAAATTTGAAGTCAATCTCATCTATTGCAGAGGTCGTATTGATGTATCCTGCAACGTGCGTGTCCATGTGGTATTCATCTTTCTGCGACCTGTGCAGCCTAACTATGAAATGCTTTATATAGGTGGTATCTGAAGGGTCATATAAGGTGAGCATCCCTGATGTTGACTGGTCATTATCGTTGCCGGGATTTTCTGCCAATGGTTGATACCCTGTTCCGTTTACTTGATCGTAGAGCGCGTCATATGACAACCAGCCACCCCCACCTTCACTCGCATTTGCATCAAAGAAGGTCGTTTGCATTGTTTCGTTGAATCCCGACCCACCAGAAGCATTAAATTGAACTCCCAGCCTATCGGTATCAGTTTGAGCGTGGATATTCGTAAATATGAACTCGTATACATCGTAAGTGCTATCGAACACCACCCCGCCAGTACCGTCTACAAAGCCAAGAGAGGAATCGCTGCCATCGCTGGTAGCCGTAGCGATCAGCGTATGAGATTCAGGTAGTACGCCAGTGAACTCAAACCCGTTTATCTTCTCTATATTATCATCGGTCTTGCCATTGAATTTTTCAATATCTGCAATTGCGACAGCATTTAGTTTTTCTATTTCGTTAGCCATTATGCGTGTTCTATTATGTCGTTAGATGGATTGAAGTAAACAGAGTTCGCAGTCATAGCCCAACCTATAACCTGTACGAAGTCTCCGTCAGTATCAGGAGCAGTCTGCTCTGGCACATTTTCACCACTTGTTTCTGCTTCGGGTGTATATAAAGCACCACCTATTGTATAAGAAGGGAATGACCCGTTGTCTGCAAGGAATCCTTGGAGTAGGAATAACCCTGCTGCATCAGCACTAATATCTGCTGCTGCCATAGCAACACACCTTGATGTAGCTGCTGCTGTTGCAACTGCTTTCCACATTTTGCTATCCGCAGCTTTGAAGTAGCAAACCTCTCCACGTACTAACGCTTCTCCTGCGGTAAAGGTTGCAGTAACTCCTGAGACAGTTTCATCTGCTGGGGTAGAGTCGATTTCTATATCTAGGGTTGCTTCTATTTGGTTTTCAAATACAGTGTTACCAGCAATACGCAACTGATCTGTACCGTTCTCGTCGTATTCAATAGAGGCATCTGACCCATTGCCGAAGATAATCTTTTCATCGTCTTTTATATAAATAGCCCCTGCAAACGTAGCGTCTTGCGCTGAGGAGATGCGGAAGGCTTCTGTCATTGAGCCACTAGTTGTTGCGGTGCGTAGAACTATTGCGCCACCAACTGCATTCTCAGCGGGACTGCCATCATCAACTTCAACCTCTATCCGAGCGATTTCAGTGTTGAAGTCAGCGCCATCATCGACTGCGTATCTGAATCGCCCAATAAGGTCGTTGTCTGCAACAATCGCAAACGAGCCATCAGCAATTGCAGGGTCACGGGACTTGAGGAACGTTAAAGATGGGCCATATTCGTCCGCTCCGAACCGCCCTACTTTAATCATAGAGTCACTTCCACTAGTCCCAAGAACTTGCACCTCAGCGGTACTTGTGCCAGCCGCTGTTACCTGCGATGCGTGACCTACAAGAAGTCCGTATCCGTTGCCAATCTTAAAGTCGGCTGCCTGTGTCCCAAGTGAGGTTATGCCTGTTTGAGCAGCGTCCACGCTCAAACTGTGGGCAATATTTTCCCCACTAGTTGCTCCTGTAGATGTAAGCCCCGTTCCCGCTGTAATATTCTGGACATAATCCCCTGTAGTATGCGTAGCTAGTGTGATTAAATTGGTGAGGGAGGTGGCACCGGTACCGCCTTGTGCTACAGCAACCGTTGTTCCTTCCCATGTACCTGTTGCAATAGTCCCTACACCCGTGATATTAGATTGATTAGCTACAGTAACTAGTCCTGCCGAACTAAGTGCTTCGGTAGTACCCGAATAAATTGAACCATCGAATCGAACATTTCCTGCATCTACCCACATTGCCCAATTTCTAGTAATAGTTTGATTAGTACCCGCTGTAGCTGCGTTATTTATATATAGGGTTGCTGCGTCACTAGTTGTAACGGAAGCATTGGTTGCCGCAAGGGTTGGGGCTTCTAGGGCAACATGGGTATATTTAGCCGCTGTGCCTGAACCAGCGGTAGCACTATCGGTAATTGTAGATGTGTCAAGGTGAACCATTGCTCCGTTACCCGGTGTTACACTTTTATCTCCATCTAACGTTAGCCCAGTAAGAGTTCCAACTGAGGTTATGCCTGACTGGGCAGCATCCACACTAAGAGAATGGGCTATGCTTTCCCCACTTGTAGCTCCCGTTGAGGTAAGACCTGTGCCAGCAGTAACAGTAGCAACGTAGTTACCTGTGGTGTGAGTCCCCATCGTAATGAGATTATTTAGATTTGATTGCCCAGTACCCCCATCTGCAACGGCTACGTCTGTTCCACCAGCACGGTAAATTGCGTTACCCTCAATAGTTAGATCGCCTGAGCCTGATCGTGCTAATGTGGTATCTGAAGCATGACCTAGTTCTATTGCTCCAGCCGTGGTAATTGTACTGTCATCATTGATAGTTAGAGCCGTAGCTAGTGCGTTTAGTGAACTTCCAGAACCACCCTCATTTGCCACTTGGAAAATAATTGCACCACCAGCACCCGATCCTTTACCCTGACCACCTTGGAAAGTTAATGCCCCACCCGCAATATTATTAGTGGTTCCAGCAGTAGTAGCTCCTGCGGATACGGTTAGTACAGTACCCGCTGCGTCATGAGCAGAAGCGGTGGGGATTAGTTTATTACTAGTAAATAAAAGGGTACTTTCAGCTTGTATTGCAGAAGTACCGTTACCTGTGAGTACAGCATTTGTTAGGAGAGTAGACACGCCAGTACCACCGTGTGCCACAGCCACATCTGTTGCTTCCCATGTACCCGAACTTACGGTTCCTAATCCAGTAATGCTAGATTGGTTAGCAACAGCGACTAAACCTGCATTAGTCATCGCAGCCGTACTTCCCATAGTAAGAGTACCCGCTATTGTGGTGGTGGAAGCTGTACCCGCACCTATAGTTACGTCAACTTCCCCATCATCGTCTGCTTGCCCCAATATTTGTAACCCAGCGGTTAGGTTGGCATCATTTTCTGCTACATAGAACCTTAGCCCCGCTGCTTCCGAACCCGCTGCCGAATCTATAATATACGAATCAATATAAGCCAGTCTTTCGTGAGTAGCTTCACCTGCATCAGTTCCAAACCACTCAATCGTTCCCATAACGTCATTGTCGTCACCAGATGCGCTATCCTTATTGAATCTAATTTTACCAGCGGTAGCTCCAGCATGGGTATTTGTAATATCTATCCTAGGTAAATCAGCAGATGATGAGGCCGTGGTTAGAAGATCACTTGCATAAGTCAAATTAGCTTCAGCATCTAATTCTGTAGTAGTAGCCCCTACCGTAACTAATTCATTAGCAGTTGCACTATTTAATGC